GCTGCGCAGGCTCAACAGGATCTCTTGGTCAATCTCAGCTGTGATCTCTTGTGCAAGAGCAGCCATGATTTCAGCTTCTACGTCAATACCGTGCATGGCTTGAGCATCTTGTGCAGATTCAAAAGTCCAACGAGCTTGCAACTTGCGTGTGCGAGCTTCAACGGCTTGTTTCAAGATCTGAACAGAAATTTGCTTACCGCCAGTACCTTCCATGGTAGCTGTTTGGCCGCCAGTGTAGTTGGTAGCTGTAGCTGTAGCGCCTGGTACTGTGGAGTACGCAGTAGCGATCTTGAATGGGCTCAAGGCCTCTTCACCAGCTGTTACACTAGTAGCGGCTGCGGAAGTGTCTGTCAGGCTCTGGGCATAACGCACACGCAGGGTGTGGATCTGACCAACTGGGCCTGTCATGGGCTGAACGCCAACCAATTCGTTAGCAATAACGGTTGGCATAACACGACGGATAACAGGAAGAATCACACGGTTTAGTGTAGCGATGTTACCTGCTGCGGTTGAACCTGCGGAAGCGTTTTCCTTCAAGTACTTACGGGTGTTTTCAAGGATAACACCCATGCTGTTGCGCTTGGAACCGTTCAAACCTTCAAGCAATGCTTCTTTGGTTTCGCCCCAGCGACTTTCTAATAGTTCTTGTGACATTTAAGTCTCCTTTAAATTATTTTAACCCTGCCAGGCGCTTGAGGTTGAACACATTGCTGCGGTCTTCCTGCTGACTACTTGGAACAGATTTATCCCCAGTGGATACGGATACCGATTCTGTGATCACTTTGGCGGCTTTCACGGAGCGGTCTTCCAACACTGCTGGTAGATACTTTTCGAAGGCGTTTTTCAAACGAGGTGTTTGTACGCTTTCAAGCAAATTGCGCATGACTTCTTGTTTGTCCCGGTTTAGCGGGGCAAGTAACATTTCCAATGTGCTGTCACGCTCATTGGATTCGTTCATCATGCGTATTTCGCGTTCTTTTGACTCAACAACAACTTTTGATCGTTGTACGAGTTTGATGGCTTCGGACAATTGCGCATCTTTCTTTGACAATGCGCTGTACAGCTTGCGAACTTCGGCTTTCTCATTGAGGTGAGTAGCACCAAATTCACTTGCATACGCTTCAAAGATTCTACGTCCAAAATTGTTCTCACGAGCAACTTGGATGTCTTCTTGCAATTGGCTGAGTTCAGTCTTGAGATGTTGACTAACAGCTTGGCTCATTTTGTGTGCAGATTCTTTGATGAATCGTGCTTTGAGACTTTCGAGCTTGCTGCGGGCTTCACGTACCAAGCGGACTTTTGTTTCCACTACGTCACGTTTGTCTGCGGCAAATTCTTGGATCTCATGTGCCAGGGCATGCACCATGAAGCTTTCTAGTTTTTCTAGTCCTTCCGTGTGCATCTTACGGTCTCGGCGCAGCTCGCCAATTTCTTCAGCAAGTTTTGTCACCATAAAGTTGTTGAACTTTGTTGACGACTCTTTCATCTTGCTTTGGAAACGAACGCGATCTTCAGCCAAGTTCTGCTTTTCAGCAGCTACCTGGGCAATTTCTGCGGCCAGTCCTTCTGTTACCATCTTGTCTAAGGCTTCTACCATCACTGTCTTGTCGTGCTCATAGCGTTGCGCGAACTCTTCACGGAGTTCGGTGCGGGCCTGCTCACGGGCTTCACTCAGCTTGGCTTCCCAGGCTTCGTTGATTTCCGTACGAGTTTCCTCTGTAATCAGGTCACTATCGAGCAATGGTTTAATTGCGTCCAGCATTACTGGTTCTCCTTATATTTTGAGATCCCGGATGAGCTTTTTCACTTCATCCTTTAGGTATCTCTGCACTTTGTTGTTTTGCCCAGATTCACGAGCCACTTCCAGCAATCTATGTCCGTACTTCATGTTCATGAGACCTTCATATATTGCCTTGGGATAAGCATTCGGAGCACTGGGTTGTGCAACCACATCTATAGTGACTATTTCAAAGTCACTTACATGTCCTGTTCTATCATCTACATTGCCGCTACCGCGGCTGGATACTCCCAGTTTGATTCCGGATTGCAGCAGGGTCTTGATCAACTCGCCCATGGGGGTTGGTAAAATCTTTAGTTTGCCGCAGCCAGCTTCGCCATCCATCCACATGTTTTCAACACTATGGCACACACGGTCTAGGTTGATTTTGAGATCTTCTGGATGATCTACTTCGCCTAGTACTGAGTTACCTTCTTTAATCTGTTGATTAATAGTGCCGACTGCTTTGCTGATTTCGTGCAAGGGATATATTCTGTCATTTGCATTGCGCTTGTTGCCTTCAATGCAGATTCCTTTGAGGTAGAGATTCTTACCCTGGCCATCAGCACCAGATTCTTCAAGAACCTGGATGTTGGCCTGTGTAAAGGTAAGTTGTTCTCTTAGGGTTTTCATCAATTATCCGCGGGCCACAGGGCTCTTGGTGTTGACACCAGCTGCTTGACCCAGTGATGGTTTTGTTGCTGCTGAAGGCCGTTGTGTGCCTTGTGCAGGTGTATTACCCACTCTACCGATCAGATCTTTTGTGCTGTTGCTGTAGGCTGCTGTGTCATGACGGCCGCCCATTTCACCACCTGCGTGTACTGGCTTTACTGAGTTGCCAATTGGACCTTTAGCGCCAGCATTTGCTGCCACTGCGGACTTTTTGTAGACTCCGCCTTCTTCGCTTGTGACTGGCTTTGGTGCTGCCTTGAGGCTAACCGCTTCCATCATGCCCATTTCTTCTGTGTCGTCCATTTCAATAGCGTCACCGCCTTCTTCAGGTCCCATGTCATCGCCGTTGCCCATGCCGTCACCCATGTCGTTGCCGCCCATCATGTCTTCAAATTCGGCCATCAACTGGTCCAATTTGTCTTCAAGATTCATGATGTCGTCTTTGGTGGCAGGTTCTGTACCGCCTTCATCGCCCATGCTAAAGCCTTCTTCGCTGTCACCAGCATCAGCAGCGTCTTCTTCGTCGCCAAACTCGGCAGCGTCGTCTTCGCCTTCCATGCTCATGTTGTTTTGTTCTTCAGACTCAACATCATCAATAAGATCATCACTGGCGTCGCCGCCCATCATGCCTTCTTCAATGTCTTCTTCTTCATCAGCTTCTTCAGCCATCAAGTTTTCATAGATCTGGCGACTTTTTTCCACAACGATGTCGTGGAATAGTTCGCGAGCTTTTGCTTCTTCATCATTGATTACGAATTCAATCAATTGTTCGAATTTGTTCATAAGGTACTCTCCTATAGTAAAGTGTGCTGTTATTTACACTATACCTCAAAAGTACACGGTTTAAGGGGGTAAAATGGTGATAAATTACATCGGCGCCGCAGGGGCCGGTGCATATTGTTGACGAACCAGTTTGAGTTTGTCCTTGAACTCCACTGTTCTTACGTCATTCATCTTGCGCAACTTGTTGAGTTGTCGCAGAGTCAGGTGAGTTTTACGCAGGTCACCAATCTGTGTTTGGCTGTTGTCCTGGTCAAGGCTCTGATAAGCCTCAGGTTCTTTTTGCCAAAATTCTTGTAGTATCATGCTAGTATTTATGCAGCCGGGGCTGCACCAGCGGCCGGCATTACGCCACCTGGGGCTGAAGATACCGGAGCACCGCCAGTGATGCCTGCATCTGCGCCTGCGGGTACCATGCCAGCAATTTCTTCACCAGTGGTCACGTCAGATTCAAGTCCGCCCGGAGTTATGCCCACGCTGCGCAGATCTTGGCCGGACTGTGTTTGCATGTCTGGCTCGTCGCGCTCTTCACGCCACATTTCTTCATTTTCCTTGATCTCATCTTCGGTCAAGCCCAGGAAGCGTTCCAGCATAAAGCGTTTGCTCATGTATGCTAGCGGCTCCATCTGCATGAATGCCTGAATACGAGTGTTGTCCAGTTCGCTTTGACGATAGCTGGCAAAGTTTTGCGGGGCATTGAATCCAATACTGAACAGGCTGGAATCAATGTTGAATCCGCGCCACTTCAGAAACATCTTGAATTCGTCGTCAAGTTTTTGTGAAACCAAGGCCTGCAGTCGCTCGCAGTACTGGTTGAATCTGTACTCTTGTATCAGGGCCGTGCCAACTTTGCCGTCGTTCATGGCACGATCTGAGTCGTCTGGACCGGTGGGCAGATAGCTTGATGGCACACGCAGACCGCGAGCCATCTTGTTGTTGAAGTATTTTAAATCGTCGATTTCGCCAAGATTTGAGCCACCAGCCAAGGTGTCTACTGAACTGCCTCGGCCTTCTGCTGTTTGCGGAAAGAAGTAGTCTTCGTTGATGCTGAGTGGATTGTAGCTGGCATCCATCATGTTTTGTCCGCCGCCTGTGACGGTGGGGATTCTGCGCTGATGCATTTCATTTTTCACACGTTCCACAAAGGCCATGGCCATGTGGCTGGGCATGTTGCCCACGTCAATCTTGAACACTCTGCGCTCAGGTGCTCGGCTCACACGATAGATAAGAATAGCGTCTTCTAACAGTTCTTTTTGCTTGAATACCTTGTAGATCTGCTCCAGTACACTGCGTCCAAATGGCCAAAAAACGTCTAGGCCTTCGTTCAAACTCATGTGTACAATGTGTTTGGCATCCAGTGTTGCTTCGTTCATGGCATGCATAAAGCGGCTGTTACCGCCGCCAGTCATGCCTGCTGCACCGCCTGCACCACCGCCTGTGTAGTTGGCTGCGCCGCCTACACTGCCTGTTACCGGGTTGGTCAGGTAGTCTGTGGTGGTTTTTGCTGCCACAGTCATGTTCTGAAAGTTGGGGTTGATGTCACGAATCACATACTGTTCAGGACGTTTGCCTTCTGATTCGTTCACAATGATTCTCATGACCTTGCTCATGTCCACCCACATCATTTCAAATGTTTCTGGGTCACGCACAAACACCTGGTCACCGTACTTGATACAGTTGCGGAACAGTTTGAAGATACGCTGGTCCAGCTTGTTCAGCTTGCACCACTGTTGCATCTGCTTCTTGATAATTTCTACTTCGTGATCTGTGGGTTTGTCATTGTACTTGACCTGAAACGGCGTGCCGTTTTGCTCGTTCATCTGTGTGGAGAATTCAGCAATGATGTCTAGACAAGCATTGATCTCCGAGTCCATGTCCATGTTCTCGTACTGATTGTAACGTTCAATCCGATTGGGATGACCCGAGTACACTTCAGGAAGTCTGCTGGCATAGTTGCGAAACACAAAGTCAGCCTGTGCAGTGCCGTTGGTTCCGTCGTTGCGAGAATAGTCTGGTAAACCAAATTGGTTCTTGCCCGAAATAGGACTCATCACACCAGAAGTGTCTGCTACTTTGAAATACTTTTTCCAGCCGGGTTGTTTGGGTTCTGCCATAGTGTATTATTTACCGTTAATTTGCAGAGCGCAGTATCTTTGTCTGTATGTCATTGCTGGATTTGGTCACCTCTACCAGTTGCTGCAAGAGTCCCGCCATTTCTTGTGTTCCTGCACCGTCGGCCTGTGCATTGGCATTATTGGCCATGCTTGCTTGGAATATTCCGGGCAATGCTTCTGCAAACTGTTTGGAAATTTCTTTAATAGCTGTTTCTGTGTCCACACTCTTTTGTGCCTGCAACTCCTTGACTGCAAGTCCAATCTCAATACCAATTCCTGGAATAATGCTTGTGCCTATCTTGGCCATGCCCATGTCATAATTCATTGCCACACCCGAATTTATAATCTGTTTCCAGGTTTCTGGATTGGTAATAGTTTGTGATGCTCGATCAAATGCGCCCATACTTGTGGCAATATCTTTTACTGCATTAATATCAGTTGACATTGGGCCCATGTTATACCCACCGTATTCACTTTGACCCATCATGCTTGGTTTTGATAGTGCATCTTTGAGACTCAGGCTCACTGGTACAGCACCGTCCTTGAGAGGAATCACAGCCTCGTCACCGTGCAGTGTGGCTGGATATCCAGACAATGGACCTCCAAACATACCGCCATCATTGGCAGATACAATTTTTCCTTCTTTGAATCCTTCTACACGATTAATTGCATCAAGGAATGATTTTCTCTGCGATGAATTCAAATCAGACAGTTTGGTAGCAGCAGTTACTCCAGCTGCGTCGGCTACATTTTTTGCATAAGCTGCTGAATTATTTTCAAAAGATGGAGCATACCTAGAAATTGCTTGCTCAATCGATAGCCCAGCATAAGATTTTGTGTCAAATAATAATTTTTCCTTGGCTGCCATTCCTGCATCTAATGTGGAGAATACTGCGAATCTTCCATCCGTGCCAACTGCACCGTTGGACTTGGAAAAAGGACCAAACTCTATATTACCTGGATTGTTGTTGCGCCAGTTACGCACGCCTTCTCTGCTTTGATTTTCTCCGTCCATCGCTTTGACTTTGGTAAAACCAGGGCCGGCTCCAATTACCGCAGCAATTGGTTTATCTGTGCTAGCAGCTCCAATAGCGCGAGTTTTGCCACCACCTTGAGTAGATGTACCGCTTGCTATTGCTGTTAATGCCTCTTTGCCCCCAAATGCTTTAATGTCATTAGCACTACCACCCTCTAACACATTTTTTGCTTCTTGCGGCGACATCTGATTTTTTGTATAGTTAGAAGCCACTGAAGCTGTTGTTGCTGCCATGGTTTGTTTAGCATTGCTTTTTGCTACTGTTGCAGCACTAGGTGCCTCCTTACTACTACCGGGGGTACGCCCACTTGTTGTGGTTTTAATTCCAGCTATTTTATTTAGAGCATCGGCAGCGGCTGTGCTTGCGTTGGCCAGCACAACCATAGATTCAGTTGCTCCAACAATACCTGCTTTGATAAAACGTTCAGTTGCTTCGTTGCCTTTTTGCTGTGCTATTCTCAGGGCTGTGGCGGCCTTGACTGCTGGGTCCATACCACGCCGTGATTTTTCTATTTCGGCTTCGGCTTTTTCTTGTTCTTTTGATAAATTTCTTTGTGTATAAATTCCCAGCTTTAAATATCCATTAAAGTCCCCAAACACATCACCAAACACGCCGGCCTTGGCAAGAAAGGTATTATTTTTGGCTGTGTCCCCGGCTGCTCTTCCCAGTACTGTTACTGCTTCTGCTGCCTTCATCTGGTTTGCACTGATTTTGTCAGACACCACCATGGCCTTGCCTTGTGTTGCTATATACAGTTTCTGCGCAGCATCTGTATTGATCATGCCGGTTGACAAATCGCGGAAGCCCTGGGCCGCTTGTTTGCTCTGGGTGGTCAACATGACGTTTGCAATTTCAAGTTCGTGCGCTTCTTTTACTCTGCCAGCAGCGCGAAGTTCTTGAAGTTTGGCTGCGAAACGTTCTTCGCTGCGAGCCGCTTCCATGGTATCTTCCATGCCTTTGCGGGTTTCACCTGTGATCTTGCTCAGTGCATCCATTTCCAGGAGGTATTTGTTTGTGCCTTCGGCCAGCTCCTGTGTTGATTTGTTTTGACTTTGTCCTATTCTGGTTTGCAGCTTCAAATAGCCCATTGCACCTGCATTGATCTGTTCTTGGCTCAGACCGGTGTTCATCAGTCCTTCTTTGAACTTGTCCATGCCTTCAACAACATCAGCAAAGGCCTGGCGACCTTGATATACTGAGCCCGAAAACAGTGCTAGATCTTTTGAATTTGCTGCAATTAACCCGGTGTACTGTGCCAGGTCATTCATGCTGAGACCCAGTTTTTTGGCATCTTCGAACAGGCCATCCATGCCGTCAGATGCTGCTGCACCAGATTCAGCTAGGTCTTGATATCCTTTGTACAGCTTGTCCGACATTTCGTTGGCAGCTTTGACAAATTCGCCGAAGGCTGCAATACCAGTAACCACTACTGCTGCCAGCATTCCTAAAGGACCTCCTAGCAAGAACAGGCCGACCGCTGCGGCCTTGGCAGCTGAGGTTAACGAATCAACTGAGTTATTGAATGCTGCTGCACCTTTTTTGCCCTGGTACATGGCACCGGCTGCTTGGACCATGGCCTTGCCCACATCAATAGCTGCTGTTTGACCTTTACCCATGGACTGGGTAAAATTACTCAGGCCATACTTGGCCTTCATAGCCGCATCGGTAACGTCGTTGTTTGTGCTCTGTGACAGTTTGCCATAGCGCTCAAATTCGGCGCTGGCCCGTGCCAGTGCGTCTGCAAATTGTTGTGCTTCGAAAGTTTGTTCAGCCATGTTTTGTGCCCATAAGTAGAACTATATTTATAGGTAATCTATGACCCAATCTGCTAACCCTTTACGACAATACTTTCGCCAACCTGCAATTTATTTGCGATTGCCCACCAGTGGCAACTACTGGCCTGAAGGATCTATCAATATCCCACCCAACGGTGAGCTGCCGGTGTTGCCCATGACAGCCATTGACGAAATTACATATCGCACTCCAGATGCCTTGTTCAATGGACAAGCTGTGGTGGATGTGATTCAGAGCTGTGTTCCCAGCATCAAAAATGCCTGGGCTGCACCTGCTCCCGACATCAATGCCCTGCTTACTGCTGTGAGAATTGCCAGTTACGGTCATAACATGGAGCTCAATTCCACTTGTCCAGCCTGCACAAAAGAATCAGAATATATGCTGGACCTGCGAAATGTACTAGATCAACTAAAATCTCCGGACTTTGATGCACCTGTTGTCAGCGGTGATCTAGAAATCAGATTCAAGCCCATTGACTATAAAACTCAAAACACCACAAATCAAACTCAATTTGATGAACAAAAAATGATGCAGATGCTGCCGTCTGCAGATCTTGACGAAAAAGAAAAACTTCGCAAAATGAAAGAAGTTCTGCAACGCATCACTGAACTCACCATCGAAGCCATCAAGTGGAGCATTGGCAGTATTCGCACTCCGTCAGCATTTGTAACTGAACCAGAATTTATTCAGGAGTTTTTGACCAATTGTGATCGTGAATTATTTTCCAAGATTCGCGATCATGTGATTGGCTTGCGCGGCGCTAGTGAATTAAAACCACTAGACATCAAATGTACCGAATGTGAACATGACTACAAGCAGGCCTTGACTCTGGATATGACAAGTTTTTTCGCAGCCGCCTCCTAGCATCCACTGCTGAGGAAATTTCCAGTCTAGTAGATGGTATGGAAAAGGAGGCCGAAAGTATTCGCCAGGAGAGTTTGAAAATGTCATGGTACATGCGCGGCGGAATTTCTTATGATCAAGTACTAGCTCTAAGCAATCGAGAACGTGCCATGATCAGCGATATCATCAAAGACAACCTGGAAACAACAAAAAAATCTCGATTGCCTTTCTTCTAATGTTAAACATCACTCAAGTCACTCAAGACATCTTGCACTGGTCAGAAACCTTTGTGGAAGTTCCACATCCTAGTCTGGGCAATTTTCCGCCGTGCCCGTTTGCTAGGTCAGCACGACTCAAACGCACTGTGGGTATATTTGTGGGCATGGATCCTTATCATGATCTTGAAGACCGCTGTGCCCAAGGCATGGGCGACTACGAAGTCATAATCTATGCCTACGATCCTGGCGAGTGGACCTACAACTATTTTCATGGTAGACTGGATGCTGCCAACAGAGACTTTTTGTTAGCCAACGATCTGCTGGTGCTAGAGGATCATCCCGAAGATGTGGAAATGGTCAACGGTATCTGCATGAACCAGGGCAAGTATGCACTCAGCATACTGCAACCCTTGTCAGATCTGAATAGCCGAGCACAAGCTATGGAGAAAAAAGGTTTCTATCATGCCTGGCCTGAACCCTATCTTGAGCAGTTGTTTCAGAATCGAACAGATCCACGGAACGCATAATGTATAGTGTACATCAGCCCTGGGATCCGTTGCGAGTTTGTGTTGTAGGCAAAAGTTATCCGCCTGAGTTTTATAATTTTATAACCAATCCACGACTGCGCAGCTTGTTTGAACGCATTGCCACCGAAACAGAACAAGACTTTCAAAATCTAGTTGCATTACTTGAAAAATTCCGGGTCAAAGTTGTGAGACCAAATGTGCCCACAGTACAGCTGGATCGACTGCTGACACAGAATCGTCGCATACCTGGGCCTGTCAGCATGATTCCACGAGATCAGATGATCATGGTTGGATCCAACTTTTTTGTGTTTCCGTACGACAATATCAGCATAAAATCTTCAGGCCGAATTGTCATGCCAACAACAAATTGGACTAAAAAAAATTATAATATTCTCAGAGGACCTGATTGGCCACAAGAATTTACGCCGTTTGAACAACTTCCGGACTGGGTGCAGGAAGAATGCAAAACTCTACTTCAATTCAAATTTGTGCCAGGTGATGATCCAGAAGAAATCATATCCAAGTCCAGTGAGTTTGAGTGGTGGGGGCCAGTTACTGAACTTGTGAAGGCTGCTGGCAATCACATAATCGAAAATCAGTATCATGACATTTTAAATCAAATTCCAGCCAACGGCGTTACTAGAATTGGCAAAGACTTGTTTTTTGGAATTAGTAAATCTGCTGACATTGACAAAATTAAAAATCTAACTGAACACTTTTTTCCCAATTACAGAAATCACATTGTGACCACTGGCGGGCATATTGACGGTTGTTTTACTCCTGTCAAACCAGGTCTTATTGTTAGTATACAAGACATGCCCACATATTCTGAAACATTTCCTGGCTGGGAAGTTGTGTATTTGTCCGGGGAAAGCTGGGACAAAGTACAACCGTTCCTGGATCTCAAACAAAAGAATCAAGGCAAGTGGTGGATCAAGGGTAGTGAGTACGATGCTGAACTGATTGACTATGTAGAAACATGGTTGCAAGACTGGGTAGGTTATGTTGAAGAAAGTGTGTTTGACGTAAACATTCTTGTGATTGATCAACAAAACGTAATTGTCAACAGCTACAACAAACAGGCGTTTGACGCATTTCAGCGTCACGGTATAACTCCTCATATTTGTCCCCTAAGACACCGATACTTCTGGGACGGCGGCATACATTGTGTCACACTGGATCTAGATCGGGACGGTATTCAGCAAGATTGGTTTCCGGAGAGAACTGCATGAGCTATCAATTTGCCAGAGTTGATTTGAAAAAAACCAACTATGAACCCACAGTAGACTGGGAATACATTACCAGTCGTGAGCCTGATGTGTTGGCCCGGCTAGATGCTATCTATCGAACTTACTGCACTCACAAACACTTTGTGAGTGTCATGCCCATGTTTCACAGTAGATATCTTGATCCAATGGCGGACATCATCGGCTATTATGACAACAAACAACTTGTTGCCTGGAGCCTGATACGACGATTTGATCAGCATAATGCACAGTGCGATCAGTTTGCATGGACATATCACAATCCCAAAACACGATTGGGAATAGAAACAATGAAAACAGAGTGTGCTATCTACCGGGCTCGCGGGTTTGAATACCTGTATCTTGAACAAGCACACCTGTACAAATCTGCCATAGACGGATTTGAAATACTAGGACCACTGGAGTAACACATGGCAGACTTATACACAATTTGGGCCAACAAACAAGGCGACATTACAGACCTTGACTGGGTAAACGGCATGAAGAGTTTCTTTGATCATTTGATTGAAGAAGGCAAAATGGAGAGTTACAGAATCACTCGATGCAAGATGGGATTTCGCAGTATCGCAGACATGCCCGAATGGATGATTCTAATGGAATTCACAGGCATGGCGCAAATGGATGAAGCATTTAAACGAGTAGCGCCACTCGAAGGTGAACTCGAAGTCAAGCACAAATCATTCAATCAGTTTGTTGATTGCTCAACAATCCAGCACGCCTTGTTTAGAGATTTTCCAGATACCAATCTCTAATGCTTCAAGATACACTTCGTGTATCTATGTGTTTCGCTGTCGCTCACACATTGTTTCTAAAGCGAAGCTGAACTAAGTATCATCCAGATTATGTGGTCATAATTCACCGTATGCACGGTGAATTGAATGCATCATCCGAGTGACAGCAGTCATCTACGATAATGAGATTGTAGTTTCCTAC